CTCGATTACTTTGTCAAGGTATGACATTGTATTCTGCTCCTTATGAGTTTAATCGAGGTGGTGGCGATAAGCATCACGGCGCTTTTGGGGTGTGAGTCTCGCTCCGACTTCGGTATCTGTTAACTATCTGCTAACAGAATATTATTTTGTGTTATTAACTATTGCTTTTGCTAGACGAAGAGATATAGATCTTGGTACAGAAACTTCTTCTACGAGGTTTTTGTCTTCTTCATCTTCCATATAAGTGGAATCTTCAATGTCTTCTTCAATTTCAACTTCTTGATTTCCTAGTAATTGAGCCATTAGTTCTACTGACTTCATTACATAGTCATGACCTTCACTCAGGTCTTCAAAAATGCTTTTTAGAACTAGTAGAGAGTCTCCAGATATTTCTCTTCCTTCTTTGACGGCATCAATAGCATTTTTTAGATGCTCACGAGCTTCGACTGAAGTGGCTGGATAAGCTGGATAAGTAACTACTGAAACATCACCATCAGCTAACGATACTTCTGTTAAAACACGCATAGTGCGGTCTTCATTCCACTTTTGTCTAATTACACGGAATGCAAAACTCATCTGATCTACATCGCCTCTAGCAATAAGAGCATGTAGATCTCTTGCTTCTTGAGTATCTGCTAATTCAGCATCAAATCTTAATCCAATGTCATCTTCAGTTAGCGTCATTGTACCATTTTTAGTACGAGCTAATGGAAGTCCTTCATGATTAACTAGTAATCGGACATCAGGTATTTCTGTTAAAGTTTTTCTAAATGCACCTTTAGCAATTGTTTCGACGAATGGTAGTGGAACGCTAGGACTATCAAACTTTGCTGCATATCCTGACAAGCGTAGCTTTCCATCGTCATCTGCCCGAGTTTCAACATCTTGCACAGTATATGTGCGTCGTTCGATTTTTTTCATTTTGCTCCTTGAGTTTACTTCTCCGCCTGGTTCAATATTCTCAGCCAGAGATGTTGCAATCATTTGGTCGATTGCATCTGTTTTGCTTTGGTGACAACCAATGGTTGTATATGAACCATCTGCTTCTTGTTTTACAGTTGCCCATCCATCACAATCGCTTTGTGCTTGAGAAATGTAATATGGCATTATTCAACCTCGTATGCTGCTTTTGGATCCACTGGATCGATTGTAGAGATTGGTTGTAATTGATTTGAAGGCAAACCTGTGTGATTCATATCAGGTAAACCAACAGCATCAATTACTGATTTTGGATCAAAACCTACTTGAATTAACTTGGCTGCAATATCGGCACGTAGGTTTAAGCCAACATCTTTTGCATCTGCCGCATCAATATTCTGCAATGGAACACGATATTGATCTCCAGACTCTCCAAGAGGTGCAAGATCTTCTACATAACGGACATCGTTTAGACTCAAGAAACCTTCGCGTAAACCTTTTGTATAGGCATCGTAGCGTTCTAGTGTTGTTCCACGTAGTAGAGCGTCTAGGTTAAACTTAATAAATCCATCTGATTCAGGAAGCAATGGTGATAGTGCTTGTTCTAGTCTTTCAAGTAAAGGTCTTAAAGAGTGCTGAACAAATGATAAGTTCTGAGCTTCAACAGATGCGAATGACATTGCTCCTGCAACAGGGTGGCCAAGCAGTGATACAGGTACACGGAATAGTCTAGCAATTTCTTCTACACCAAATCTGCGTACTTCTAGCAATTGTGCATCTGCAGCATTTAGAGTAAGTGGCTTAAATGTTGCGCCGCTAGTTAGAATGCCAAGCTTTCCTGCACGATAAGGTCCTGTGTGTGACATATTCCAGTTACGGGCAATATCAGCAGCTTGTTCTTCAGTCATTTCACCTGGAGATTCGATAACTCCACCAGGATTTGCTGCATTTCCAAAGTAACTTGCTGCATAAACTTCTGCGGCCATAGCAGAGCCTAAAGTTATGCGAGCCGCTGCAATAGGGCCAAGTCCAAGCAACTGTCCAGGTAGTCTAAACATAGGAATGTGTAGCATTTCATTCTTTGTTAGCACCATTGTTTTTACTGACATTGGATCAAAAGGTTGTGCGTTATCGTAAAACTGATTTACTGGATCTTGTGCGTTCTGAGCAAGAGTAACTATGTACTCAATCTCACCCATTGGATCAGGACGACGTATACGAACTTGGAGTGGGTTTATGCAGTAAAGCTCTTGAACGTCGCCCAGATCGTCACGTACGGTTAAAATGAATGCATTGCCATGAAGGTTTAGAGACGAAATTACCTGCTCATAGAACTCTAAGCGAGTTGAATCAGGATTTGGTTTGTTAATCCATGCAGGCATATCACCATATACCGATGCATAATTTATTCTAGAACGGCCACGACGGACATAAGCAGAAAGTGGAAGAGAACTAATAGTGTCACCTAATAGTCGGACGCAAGCATAAACAGTTGACATGCGAATTGCTGTATCAGAGTTTACATCTACTCCAGCTGGAGTTGCATATAGAGCGCGGCCAGGTAAAAATGGTTCAAGGTACTGATTATTTGACCTTTTTTCTCCTGCTTTACGCAGTCTATTTGATAGACTCATTTATCTGCCTTTTCTGTGCTTAGTTGATACCAGCCGTCTTCCCAGAGGGTTAACAACCTTTCAAAGTAATCTTGATACTTAGGTGCAATTGCTTTAAGTGAGTATTTTTCTATGGCTTGTTTTCTAATAAAATCTCTGTCAAGATCTTTTACATCTTCTGCAGCTTTAATAAAGTCTGCAAGAGATCTACATCTAAAACCAGTAATTCCTTGGATATTGGTTTCTGTAAAAGCTCCCCAATCGGTTGTGATTGTTGGAGTTCCACAAGTCTGAGCTTCTACTACTATATTTCCAAATGGTTCAATATAAGTAGTCGGAGCAAACAAAGCAATGGCATTTCCCATTAGTTCTGCTCGTTCTTCAGGACCAATATTGCCTATGAACTCGCCATAACCTGTGCCTTTTTCGTCACCTGGACCTGCCAAAATTAACCTTTTACCTAATCGTTCACATACTTCTTGAGCAATTCTAAAACCTTTTCGCTCAATCATGCGACCAATATAAAAGTAATAGTCACCTTTGCCTGATCCTTTTGGAAACATTTTAGGCTCAAGATAACCATTTATAACTGCATCAAAGAATCCACCATCTACTGTGGTTGGATTTTTATGACCTGCGTAGATCGAATGCATCCATGCATAAGACTCAAACACACGGTATCTTGCAAAAGTCCCACCATAACCAATGCCAAACTCTACTGACATATGATCTGGGAACGCATCAGCGATCGGTTTATGAGCATATCCGCCAATTAGGCAAATAAAGTCTTTTGGCTCAAGTCTATCGGTCATTTCTTTAATCACGTTACCATTAAAGATTTGCCAATGCGGTAAAGTTGTATCAAATGAAGCAGAAGTATAATGATTATTACCAATAGCTGCTTGTCTTTCATTTTCTGAAATACAAGTTACTAGTTCTGTTACAGGTGCTTCATTTTCTGATCCAGCATAAAGAATAACTTCATGGCCAAGATCTGTCATCATGATGCAGAAACGCCTTACCTTTTCGGTGAATGCGCAACTTGTGAAGTCTTTAGTTGTATTTGTGTGCGGAAGTGATACAACGTGAAATCTCATTGGTCCCCCGACCTTGTTCACTAGAGAGCTGCGATTTCTTCTGCTGTTAATCCAAGTGCTGCAAGTTTTGCTTCTGCTGATGCCTTTGCTTCTGCCTTAGCTAGTGCTTCTGCTTCTGCAATTGCTTCGCGTTCAGCATAAACTCTTGCGTTTTCTTCGCGCTCATTGATTTCTTCAACTGTTAATGGACGCTCAGTAACTTCTCCAGTTTCGCAGTTTACTTCAATTGCTATAAGTGCATCTGACATTGTGTTGCTCCGTATCTTTTATTGTTTGATTATACCGTAAAGTTGAGCCGATGAATGTGTTATAAAGTTAGCTTCGCCAATTATGTTGATTGATGTGACTGGGTCTGATGTAGAAGCAAGCAACGAGGAAAATCGTTGCTGTCCGAACGTTGCGGCGTTTTCTGCCACCGCGTCGCAAAGAATATACTTATTTGTTGTTTCTCTATAATTTGGAATATAAAGATCAAAGTTCGAAAAAATGTTTATACTACTGTTTGTGTCGTTAGACAACCCGCCCCAGTTGAAAAAAGTGCCCGATGCAGAGGCCGAACTTGGAGTGCCCGACCCTATGCCGTCAATAAGTGTTTCGCTATAAATTGAGCTAGTGTTTCCATTTATTCTTAGATTTGAGTTGCGAATAACTGCATTTGCGTTGTTTCTTACAGATACTTTAACCATAAGGTCCGTGTAAGTTTGAGGAATATCTGTAAAGTTAATGCTTGCAGCGCCACCACTCTCAATGGTGTGACTTTTAATTAGCGTCATAGTAATTGGCATGGCAGCTCCTTAAGCACTCTTAATTCCGTATAGTGTAAAAATTGTGCCTGCGGTATACTGACTATCGCAGCTTAAAGTAATAGAAGTTATTGGGTCGTTGCTTCGCCACAACCCAACAGTTTCACGAGAATGAATAACGCTCGGTGAACTTTGACGAGCTAAAACGACCTTGTTTGTACCTGAGTTTGCATAATTCTGAACTGAGATAATAGCAGTAGACAATCCAGTGTTACCTACACGACCCCAAGCAATGTACGGAGCGTTATCATCTCTGCCTGCTTGAGCCAGTGTTCCATTCCATTGCATGTAGTTATCAGAGTAATTTGTACCAGTTGTTTGCCCATTAAATTGAATGTAACCACGCGAACCGTTATCGGCGTGATTTGAAGAACCCATAAATACTATCACAATGTCCGTGTATAAACCTAGAGAACTAAAAGTAATTGATGGTGCAATTGAAGGGAAAGTGTGGGTTGCAATTGTTTGATACGTTGCTGGCATTTGTTATTATCCTTTAATTCCGTAGAGTGCAAAAGATGAGTTTGCTGTAAAACTGCCACCGCCTGTAGTAATTCTTAAACAATCAACCACTGCTGTATCAGTCCAATTTCCTCCCCAAAGCTGTGTAAAACCACTGCTACCAGTTTCAGTTCCAGCCAAAGCTTTCCATGTTGTTGATTTATTAGTGTTTGAATAGTCACCAATGTCAATAATGGAAGGATTTGGATAGGCTGGATTAAAGTTGTAACCAATATAGCCGAATGTTCCGTTTGGGTTGCCATTGCTAAACATTTGTGAACTATTGCTAAATAATTGATGCCAAGAGTAATTGCTACCAGAATCAATAACAGAGTTTTTACCAAGTTGTAGATACATGTTATTTATAGTGTCGCACATCATGGTAGCACGCAGTTGTAAATGTTTGTACCCACTCGGAATTGTATTGAACGTTACTGTTGACGTTGAAGAAGTCAATACCTGGGTTGAAATAGAATCATAGGCAGTTAAGTTGCCTGAAATTGACGAGGCCACAATCCCGATAATTGGCATTTTAGGCGATGTCTCCTACTATAGTAAATGTATTCGAAGCTGTACAAATCACTGTACAAGCCGAATAGCGAGTTCTTGTTTTAGGTGCGGAAGCAGTTACGCCAGTTGATGTGATTGTGACACCAGCGCCTTGTGCAAACGTGATTTGACCAGTTCCGATTTGTTGTACATGGATTTGGTCATTAGCAGCAAACACTGAAGGTGGAACTGTAACGGTAGCGGCCGCATTAACTGTGACCAGTTCATTAAGATCGCCAATCGCAAGAGTGTAGTTGCCTGTTTGTGGGCTGAAACCAACCAAAAGACCAGGACCTGTTGGGCCTGTTGCTCCAGATGGACCAGTGGATCCAGTAGGTCCTGTCGCACCGACTGGACCAGTTGAACCAGTAGAACCTTGCGGACCTGTTGCGCCTGTTGGACCAATGTCGCCTTGAGGACCTGTCGCACCTGATGGTCCTGTTACGCCAGTCGCTCCTGCAACTCCAGTTGCTCCTGTTGGTCCTGTTGCTCCGACTGGACCGGTTGCACCAACTGGACCAGTTGCACCTGCGGCATAAGCGTAAGCAAGAGAGTTCCACGCAGTTGCGCCATCGCCAATCTTAAACTTAGTTGTATCAGTTTCATAACCGATTTCACCTTGCGCAAGTGTTGGATTATTAGATGTCCAATTTGCTGCCGTATCTCGGCGATTTTGGAGTCTTGCTGTCATAGTGGCTTCTTTCTCTCTTTGTTAGAAGGTTGTTACTGACGCACCAGCGTCGATTGTATAAGTCCAACTACTTGCGTTAGACAACCCCGCATCGTAGATCACGTCTCCAGTAATACCAGAAGCGTTTGCACCGCCATCGATGTAGTCAACTACGGGATTATCTCCACCTTGTGGACCAGTTGCGCCGGTCGGACCTGTTGATCCGCTAGGACCTGTTGCTCCTGTTGCTCCTGTTGGACCAGTTGCTCCGCTAGGACCGACTTCTCCTTGCGGACCGGTAGATCCTGTTGCGCCAATTGGACCTGTTGGACCTTCAGGACCAGTCGCTCCGATTGGTCCAGTAGGACCAGTAGCTCCGACATTTCCTTGGATACCTTGTGGACCTGTTGCTCCTACTGGACCGGTTGGACCGACATCGCCTTGAGGACCAGTTGGACCTTGAGGACCAGTTGCTCCGGTTGGTCCGGTTTCACCTTGGATTCCTTGAATACCTTGTATGCCTTGAATTCCTTGTGGACCTGTTGCACCAGTAGGACCTTGCGGACCGTTTGATCCTTCAGGACCAGTAGGACCTGTCGCGCCAACTTCTCCTTGCGGTCCAGTTGCACCGATAGGACCAGTCGGACCAGTAGAACCAGTCGGACCAATTTCGCCTTGAGGACCGGTTGATCCAGTTGCACCTGCAGGACCAGATGGACCTGTCGCTCCTATAGGACCTGTCGGTCCGATTGGGCCAGTTGCACCTGTTAAACCTACATTGATAAGAAGTAATGCAAGCGATTGTGTGTTAAAAAAGTTAGTTGTTCCAGTACCACCTGAAGAATCAAGTACAACTGGGACGGTGCTATATCCACCTAAAATAGTTGCAGTTGCTGTTAACTTAAACTTCTGGAAATTAGTATGAACATCTCGATCTTGAATAATAATAAAATCATCGGTTTTTAGTAGAGCTATAAAGACATCAATGTCATTTCCATTAACATCTAAATGATCTATTAAAAGCGTAGTTGCATTTATCTGAGTTGCATTGTTCCAGCGAATATCTCCAGCACCAGGATCTCCAG